ATAAATTAATAATAGGGTTATGGATAATCCTCTCAGCATCTCTTATTTATTGGGGTATAAATATGCATGGGGATAATAATCCTGTGAGTGATTGTCACTTAGCTGAGATACAATGGCATTACGAGAAACCCATGTGTACTGAATGTAAACTATATTGTGAGGTAAAGAAGTGAACGAAGACGATGAATTGAAAAAATATGATGGGAAATGGGATTTAATAAGTATGGTTACATCCCTTGAGCTGATACTACTTATCATAGCAACCCTTGTATTGTTCGGAGTTTTGTTTTCTATTATTTCATTGATTCATTAACAAAAAGCATTTAAATTATAGGTATGGATATGATAACAGGACAGAAGTCAAACTATTGGATTCTTGGGTATCCAAGGGATATTAAATATGAAACTGAGAGAAAAAGGAAAAAAGGGGAGCATGAAAAGGAGTATAATACTCTGTATAAATGCACTAAGTGTAAAAAAGTGTGGGAGCAGTTTGTTGCCTATAAAGGAAAGAAATTGATAACTTACAGTCATATGCCATCTTATGGGTTAAATAGAAAAGACTGTAAAAAATGTAAAGGAGTTAGTAATGGGTAGAGCAATTGATATGGAAAATGATATACAAAAAATTAATGCAAAGATTGATAGGATTGAGCCAGCACTTGAAAAAGTAATTAACTGGATTGAAGAACAGGAGAATAAGGATGATAGTCCGAAGCAACGTAAAAGTACAACAGTTAAAAAATCACCCAAAGCAACAAAGGCAGTGCCAGATGTGCAAGAAGGTGGCGAATAGTAAACCATATGAACTTACACTTGTTTCTTTTACAGGATTAGAGGATACAGTCTTATCTGTATGTAAAAAGTGTGCTTATAAGGAAACATATGGGACAAAGGGAATGGTAAAGGCTATGAGGGAGAATGAAATTGAAAAAGAAAGCAACTAAAAAAGATATTGAAGTGGTAGTATCAAATCTTATAAGGCATCTACAAGTGATAGAACAAAAAGCAGATGCCCTTGATAACATATTTGGTACATATATTAAATACAAGAAAGATGAAAAAGGCTTTCAAAAATATGTCAAAAAACAGATTGACTTAGCATCTGATGACAGGGATAAGTAAGGAATTAGGCTTTGTATATTTCACTTCAACAGGTGATGTATACGCAAAACGGAGTGATGCTGAAAAGCATCAAGCAGAGATTAATTATACTAAAGAATCAAGAGAAATGATAGAAAGGAGGCTTCTTGTGAATGCAGAAAAAATACTAGAAATACTGGATGAGCATGGATGGGGTATTTATTATAAAACAAACCCAATTCATGTTCTTGGTGTACAAGGAGGCGAGCCACCTATCTTCTCTGTCAATGCTGTGAGCGATGATACATTATTGAAAGCTCTAACAGACAATGACAAAGGAGATAACGAATGGCATTCAGAGACAGATTCGACTCAATAGAAGAGTTAGATGACTGGCTACTTGGCTTCTATGAAGATAGAATTATTACATTCATGGACGGCATAGGAGAGTTTACAGAACACGGAACGATGATATCCCCGACCCTAATAAAAACTACAATGGAAAGATACATCACATTATTGGAAAACAAATATGTTATTGATAGGAAACTGTCTTGATAAATTAAAAGAATTAGAGGAGGGGTCAGTACAGGCTTGCGTAACCTCACCCCCTTATTGGGGTCTACGTGACTATGATGATGCTGACCAACTTGGACAAGAAGACCACCCTGAGATTTTTGTACAAAACTTAACGAAAATCTTTATGGAGGTGCATCGTGTACTCAAGGATGATGGGACGTTATGGCTCAATATTGGAGATACATATTTTGGTGCAAAGGGTGGTCATTTTGATGGGGCAAATTCGCTCACAAATGATGATACGGGGGGGAAGTATCGGGAGAGTAGAAAAGCTCCCCCTAAGCACCCATATTTGAAGACTAAAGACCTATCGGGAGTCCCTTGGAAACTTGCATTATCCCTTCAACGAAAAGGGTGGTATATACGGCAAGATATTATATGGCATAAACCTAATCCTATGCCCGAAGCTGTCAACGATAGATGTGCCAAATCTCATGAGCATATCTTCTTACTCACAAAGAATCCAAAGTATTATTTTGATGCTGAAGCAATAGCTGAACCTACAAGACGAAGGACTGATGTATGGTCAATCAATACAGCCTCTTGCAAGGAAGCTCATTTTGCAGTATTCCCAACAAAGATTCCTGAGATGTGTATCAAGGCAGGTACAAAAGAAGGTGATGTGGTACTTGACCCTTTCATGGGTAGTGGCACAACTGCCTACGTAGCTCAACGATTAGGACGTAAATGGGTTGGGGTGGAACTGAACCCCAAGTATGCACAAATAATTAAAAACAAGGTAGCACAGAGGGAGTTATTTTAGATTGAGACATCAGAAATATAAATATAACTCTCAAGATAAGTTTAGGAAAAGAAAAAAAAGAATTTGGCTAAAGGCAAAGTATGATGAAATTAAAATGAGTAATTTTTGCCAAAGATGTAGGTGGGAAGACTATAGATATCCTTATGTTTTAGACTTCGACCATCAGCATAATAAAGAAAAATGTGTTTCTAATATGCTTTCAAGCGTAATGAATTGGGATAAGATATTTGAAGAAATAAAAAAGTGTCGAATACTGTGTTCAAATTGCCATAGAATAAAAACAAAAGAAGATAGGGATAATAATATAACACTTGAAGTAATAGAGAGTAATCAAACGGAGTTATTTTGAGCAGAAGAACAAAAATATACAAGAATAAGCTGAAACGTGAAAAAAGAAAAGCAATGGAAATGCTTAAGGACAGGCTTAGTGGTAAAGCAGGAAGAATTGAAAGATTAAAGAATAAAATACAGAGGACTCCTCATCTTGAAGAATGGTCAGAAAAGAAGATGAAAGAGTCGAGGGAACGGAGACATAAGCCAACAATTAAATGTAATGTTGGTTTTGAATATAAAAAGGAGAAAAGATAAATGTTTATACAAATAGACGATAAATATGCATTAGCATCAGATAATAGTTGTTGGATGATACAGCTAAAGAGAAAGCCTCATCCAGGCTGCCTATCAGGATGGGAATCTTTTGCATATCATAATACCTTTAAAAGTGCCATAGAAAGCTTGGCAAGAAGGAAGATAAGGCTATCAGATGCACAGAATCTTGAAGATGCAATAAAAGATGCACAAAAGGTAGGTGAAGAATTATCGGCAATATTCGATAAAAGCTTTGAGAAATAATGGACATAGCAAATGGTCATAATGATATGACAGAAGAACAATTGGATGATATTGTGAATCATCCAAAGCACTATACATCAGGGGCGATTGAATGTATTGATTACATCAATGCCTGTGAATTTGATTATCTTGAGGGTAACATCGTAAAGTATATCACAAGATATAAACATAAAAACGGAGTCGTAGATTTACGTAAAGCAGAGTTTTACTTGCGTATATTAATTGAAAGGGAGCTGAATGGAATCGGAGATGAGACTTGAGAATATTGTTCTTGGTCAGGCAATAAACACCCCAGAAGATTTTGATGAACTTACACAATACGTCCCCAATGGGGATGTTTTTGTTCAAGGGAGAGCAAGACGTTTATGGGAAAAGATTGGAGGGATGCTCAGAGATGATAAGCCAATGAGCCTTATCACAATAATAGCAACATTAACCCCATACGATGAAGATAAAGGGGTAACTGCCTCATACATAGTTGATGCAACTACAGCAGCTTCTTGCTCAACAGGAGTAAAGGATATGACTCATGCAAAGCTTATGTATGAGAAGTATCTGTTAAGAAAAGTTATGACAGAAGCGCAGAGGATTGAAGCTCTTGCAAGGAATAATTCAGGGAAGGTTTATGAGGCAATTGAAGATGCACATAAGCACCTTGGACAAATATTAGAATTAAAGCCTGATGAGAACTTTTCTATTGATAAAGAACTACTTTCAGCCATAAGTTCTATCACTGACAAAGAGTCACTTTTGATTAAGACAGGATATGAAAGCATTGATGCTTTTGCTGGTGGATTAACAAAAGGAGAAATTACAATTATTGGGGGTCGCCCAGGTCATGGTAAGACCACCTTTATGATTAACTTGCTATCACGAATGATTCACTCTGGACTCCGTATAGCCTTCTTTAGTAGGGAATTACCAAATAGCGAACTACTGAAGAAACTCCTCACCCTTGAATCAGGTAAGTTATCATATGGGATGGTTCGGAAAGGAATTTTTGAACAAAGCGACCTCCAAGAACTTGAATACATAAAAGAGAAAATGACGGATTGGTATGCAAAGGAAAGGTTCGTCATGTTTGACCATATACGAGATTTCTCAAATACGGCAGGGGAGATACGGAAATTCAAACCTGATGTGGTTTTCGATGACTATCTCCAACTCATACAACCTCATGGTATATTTGACCAACGAAGATTACAATTGGAACAACTTGTAAATGATTATAAGTGGGTAGCTAAAGAGAATAAATGTGCTGTGGTACTCGCATCCCAACTCAATAGGGCAATTGAAACAAGAGCTGACCCTATACCTCAGTTATCA